GATTTTTGTTTCTTATTCCTCTAGGTAATTTTTCCATTCCATTTGCCTTTGTTATCAAGTACCATTGGTACTAATTTGGGCAAACCATTAAGTATCATACCTAGTCCTATTATTGGTCTAGCTCTTTGTGTTTTATTATATCTAAAAGCTAGAGAGTCTTTGTCTATTAAACAACCGACTTGTAAACCAAAGTACAATCCTAAAGAATTGCCATAATATTTTATATTGTAGCTACTATGATAATGTCCTTGAACGCAGCTCATTCCCATAGATTGTGCTAGTTTAAGCACGTCAGCTACTTTACCATGACAGAAATAAACTGGCCCACCAGGAGTCTTCAAGGTAAGGTCATCATGCCATTTCCATCTTTTTCCTACTTCTAGGAATTCGTTATAGTTTCTAAGATATGCTTTTGGTATTCCATATTTTAAAGCACGTCTATAAACTAAACTTCCATGATTAGAATCTAATAGATCCATATCAGGAAATAACTTCTCTAATTCTTTAATCACTGGTAATGACAGTTTTAACTCATCCCCTGCACTTGGTAAGTCAGGATCAGAATCATGAAACGACATAGCATGTTTGTCTATTTCATCACCAATGTGTACTATCTTATCTGGTTTATATTCTTTCTTAATTGCTTTAAGAAAAGGTATCAAATCAGGATGATGATAAGGAATATGAGTATCACTTATAATCAGTATTGATTTGAACATACTATTATATAATACAATTATAGAGAGAAGTAAACTATAGGTACAACTTTATGCAGGAGTTTTAGGTTTTGGTAGAGGTACTATGATTTCTATAGGTCTACACTCAAACTTAACAACAATTTTATTTTGTTCTACGTAAGCTCTATCGTATTCTTCTAGTTCATCTAATGCTCTAAATGTTTTTTGAGCAAAGCCATAACCTGCATTTACACAATCATAATGATTGTTAAATGTATATCCTACAAATGTACTAGATGGACAATTGTTATGTACCAAACTACACATCCATAATACTAATGCAAATTTTGTCATAGAACTTTATTTAAAAGTATAAACAATTCACCTAATACTGCAAGTCCAACAGCTCCAAGAATATATAGAATTCTGTCTATATCTTTCTTCATATGAGCTAAATGGTTGTTCTCTAGAGTATCAAGTTTTTGTTTGATAAGATCAATCTCACCATGTACTTTTAATAGTTCTTCTCTATTTTCAGTGTGTCTACTCATTAGAATAATGTCTTATAAGGATCTCTTATAAGCCCTTTCGTTTTATATTGTGTGTATCTAGGCCCTTGATAACGTGGGTGTCCTAGTTGACCCAATACAAAGTCTACTGCTGTATCAGATGCTTCATCTAATGACAGACCATCACTTTGTAGTTTTTCAGCAATATCTCTTGATGCTGATTGTAACCATATTGGTAAGAATCTCATACCTACATGACCACCAATTTTTAATCCTTTTTCTATAGCTTCGTCATCTTTTGTAGTAATATTTGGACTCCACTTAGTAGTTAAGTATTGTTTATTAGTTAATACTTCTATTGTAGTTCTAGGTAGAGATCCAATTTTTTTAAGACCTGTAGATTGAGGATCAGTTATCCAATGGAATGGTTCCATTAATTGTTTAGAAAATGTAAGTACTTGTCCATCTCCTAAATTTATTCTAGTTGGATCTGTATTTTCTAATAAAGATTGCCCACTAAATGCGTAGTTCATTGCTGTTCCTGCTGCAGCATAAATTAATGCAGCACGTAAAAAATAATATTGATATAGTCTACGTAAATCTGGATCAGCTTCAAATGCAGGTAAAGACTTAGCAATAATTCTAATATTAGATATTGTCCAATCTGGTGCAAACATTAATAACTGCATATATCCTCTAGATCCTGGTCTAAAGGTAGTTTGCATCATAGATTTAAGCCAAGGGGTTTGTATTGAATTAGCTACTTTAGCCCAATCTTGACCACCAAAAGCATCATTAGCAAACTGTGCAGCTCTTTGAGCTTTTCTATATACTACAGTTTGAGTGTCTCCAGGTTGAACAGTTTTATTCAAAGCTGTTAAAAATGTATGTAACTTAGCATGAGTAAATACTCTATCCCAAGTAATTCTATCAAACCATTGAAATACTTTTTCTACTTTTTCTGTAGGTGATATACCAAAATGTTTTTTCCAAAATTGATCTATAGGAGTTTTTTGTATAGCTCTAAGATTATAATAAAATCTATCTAATCCTGCATCTTCTGGTGTACTAATTTGAACACCTGCTCCTCTAGCAAATTGTATAACATCTTTATAACCATTACGTTCTAATATTTGTACAGCATGAGGAAATTCTGTTACATATTTAGCAGGATTATCTATGAAACTTTGTAATTCTTTTGCATTATATGGCTTAATAGTTCTACCAATAGTTTTCATTTTATGACCTGCAAAAATCATACTTTCTACTAATGCACCAGCATGAAAGAATGAAAAACCTACTGCTAATCTTTTCATCATAAGGTTAGTAGTGAATATAGCACTAGTTAATGCTTGTTCATCTTTAGCATCAAATACCATTCTTAATGACTTTTCCATATCTTTATGGATAAAAGGCATACCTAATTTAGAATCTTCAAAATAAGGGTGATCAAATTTTATATAGTGTTCATCAGGTGGTAGTTTTTTCGCTGTTCTTTGTAATAATGTTCTACCATTAATTTCTGTTTTTTCTAAGTTTCTTATTAATGCTTTTGTAGCTAATGCTTTAGCTGCAGAACTTGTGTATATTTTTATAAGTTCTACTGGATCATCAAAACCAGGTTTAATTTTATAATTTTTTTGTAATCCTGTATTAATATCTCCAAATACAGATCTTTTACCAAATGCAAATTTATCGGATATACCTGAAACTTGTCTATCAAAATGACTAGCAAATTTCATTGGTTGTTCTGCTGGATTATAATGTGACCATAATAATGGTAAGTAATTTTGTCTATGTGAATTAATTAAACCAGCTTCTTCAAATATCGTACCAAATTTATTAAAAACATCTTTAATAACATCAGCAGCTTTTCTTTCATCAGGAGTAAGCTGTGATCTGCTTATAGGTTTAAATTTAGGATTATAAACTTCAGGTGGTTTTAATGTTCTAGGATCTACTTTAGCACCTGTAATATAATAAAAAACTTTTGGTCTTGAATCAATAGCATCAGGTATCATCATTTTAACTGAATTAGCTAATTTATATCCAGAGCTTTCTAATTTTACTGGAGCCATTCTCATAGCATCTAGTCCAGCTTCTACATCTACTGTAACAGGATTAAGTTCTTTTGTAGTTTTAGATACAGCTTTTAAAAATAGTTTACCAGCACCATATAATGCTAAACCTGCTGCTGCACCTTTTGCTGATGCTAATAATTTTTCATCTGGTGCAGTAAGAAATTGAGCTGTTGCACCTATGGCTGCTAATGATCCACCAACTTTAAGTGCATTAGCTATTGCCATATCTTTAGAGTTTTCACTAATACCTCTAATAGCAACAGTTGCATCATATTTTAATTTTTCAAATTCTTTATCATCTAACATACCTTTGGTATTTTTTTTAATATCTTCAACAATATCTTCTATTGGATTAAAAATACCTTTTTCATTAGTTTCAACCATTTTTTCAGGTCTATTTAAATACTTTTGGTAGTTTCTATTTTGAAAAGCATATACTTGTTGTTTAGTAAGATTAGTTGCTTTTCTTATAATATGATTAGTACCTGCAAAAGCAGTTGATAATACAGCACCAGCTGTTGCTCCTACAGTAGTTTCAATAGTAGTTCTTTTAGGATCTAGTGTTCTATCTTCTGATAATTGCCATATAGAAGAAAATGTTAATGGTGTTGCTAGAGTAGCAAATGCACCTACTTTAATATCTGATATTGCTTGTTGTTTTGATTTAGATACTTTAGATAAAGTTAATACTTTTTGGTTTCTAAGTCTAATAGCATTTACAACACCTCTACCAAGTTTATGAAATCCTAATGGCATAAATAAAAGATATGGATCTGCCATAATCATATTAACAAGCTCTGCACCAAACAATTTAGGATTTTGTTTGATCATGTTACCAACTTCTTTTGAATCTATAGTCATTGGCCCATCATCTAATAAATAACCAAATCTAGATAGTTTACGTTCTGCTTCTTGGTATATTTTACTTCCTGCAAGATTAGGATTATTTCTTATATAATCTAATGCTTCTTGTGCTTGTTTCTTTTTAGTATTACCTGTTATCCATTGATAAAAAGATGCAGGTAAAGATTCCTCTCTAATAAGATCTAGAGGGTTACGTAAAGACTCAAAAAATCCAGGTGTTTTAGCCTGGAGAGGATCTTTTAATCCATCAGGTACACTTTGTATTGGATCTCTTAGTCTTGGATCATTAAGAGGAATACCATTAGCCATTTACTTTTTTTTTCTGTAGCCTTTTAATTTTTTATCATAAAATACAAATCTTCTATCAATAAAACCAGTACCAGCTTTACCACTACCACCTAATTTAAATTTTCTAAATGTTTCAAACTTTTTAGTTTGAGGATTTAATTTTTCAACAGTACTATATTCACTATAAGATTTATCTATATCTGACATTGGAGTTTTTTTAGAAGATTTAAATACTTCTCTAGGTGGAAAACCTAACTCTCTTGCTTCTTCATCTGATAATTTTTGTACAAATTTAGATTTTTGTGAACCATATCTTTTGATACCTACACCAAATTCTGTACTTCTTTTTTGTAAAGCTCTCATACCTGCAGCTCTAGCTGTTTTAATAGCTTGAGTTTTAGCTTTAGTTACTCTAGCAATAGCTTGTTTACCAGCAGGTGTTTTAATTTTAAAATTAGTACCAGGTTTTTTAGTAAAAAATGTAGTGCCTTCAAATTGTTTAATAGCAGCTTTTCTTACTTTTTTAAGACCAGATTCTAGTTTACTAGCTTCTACACCTCTAGCAAATTTAGCTGCAGCTTCTTGTTTAAACATACTACCAATATCAGGTCGTCTAGTAAATATAGCTTTTTTCTTAGCATCATATCTAAATTTATCTAAACTTTGTAGTCTATCTGTTTGTTGTGATGGTAGTTTAGTAAATTTAAATTTTTTAGATTTTCTAATTACAAATTTTTTAATCATAATTATCCTTCAAAGTATTCAGGAAATCTAGCTCTAAGTATTTTTTCAGCTCTTTGCTTAGATACCTTTTGTAATTGTGGGTTAGCTGCTAATAGCATAGCATAAATTTGTGAGTCATCATTTGTAAGAACATTGCCATCAGATTTAGGTATTATTACTTCAGGCCCTTCTTCACCTACAATATAAGGTTTACCAGCTTGTATTGGGCCACCCATAGCTTTTGGTTCTGCTGCTTCAAGTGTTTCATCAAGAAATACTCGTTTCTTGCTTATTTCACCACTATCTATCATATCTCTAATAATTTTTTTATAAAGTCTTGTACCTACTTCAATATTTCTACCAGATTTTTCTGCAGCTTTTTTCATAGCTCTAACTTTACGATTAACTTTTAAAGTAATATCTTCAACTGCTTGTTCATAAGATGCTGATTGATTGCCTGGTAAAAGTTTTCTCCATCCTGGCCCTGATATACCCATCTCACCAAGAATACTTTTAACTTTATTCATTTGTCCTTCAGTAGCTTCAATTACATCACCAGCTCTACCTTTAATAATTTTTTTATATTGTTGTGATATAGCACCAGCTTTTAAAACACTATTTAAAGATTCTTGTCCAATAGATTTACCTTCTGCTCCTGCAGCCATAAATGCTAATCCTAATGTAAATGCAGGGTTAGACATAAGTCCTTCAAAGCCACCTTTGTCTTTCCAAGTAGCTTGAGCTTTATCAAAGTCTACATTAGCCATATTAGCTAATCTTTGCATAAATCCTAATTCAGCTTGTTGTGTACCTTGACCACCTGTCATAATAGGATCTTGATACATAGTATCAGCAGATGGTGTAGCTAATTTTTGTGTATCCGATGGAAACATCATAGCTTGTTTTTTAACATTTGGATCTACATTAGTATTTCTACTAACTGTTTTAAATTGTCTTAATGGATCAGAAGAAATAGAACTTTGTTTATAATTTCCTGCTCCTCTACCAGAACCTATATTATTCGTATTAGAATTTAATAATCCTGTTGCTCTACTTGAGTCTGCATCTTTAAATATATCTTCTACATTACTTGCATTTTTCCATTGATCAAAGATACTTCCAAGATATGTATTTTTAAATATGTCCATTATAATATTCCTTTATCTAAACTATTGTCTTTAAGCCAATTGTAAAATGGACTTTCACTTACAGCTAAATAACGCATAGGACTTGGAGTTCCAAGTATACCTTGCATTTTAGCTTTTGCAGAATCATATTGATCCTGAAAAAATAGTTCATTTTTATTTTTGTTCATGTTTGCAAAAAAGTCTGCAGCAGGTGAGCTATCAGGTCTATCTATTCCTGATACAATATAAGGTGCATCAGGTGCTAAATTTCTCATGATCTCTCGATCATTTCTTGCTCTTGTTCTTTCACCACTACCTAATAAACCACCAGAGTCTGTACCTGGCCCTGCATATTTGTAAGTACCATAATCAGAAGTTAAATATTCTCCTACATTTCTACCAGCTGCACTAAGAAAAGCTAATACTGGACTAGCTTTTAATGCAGGATTTTGTGTAATTACATTATTGTAATGTTCTTTAAATGTAAGGTTTACAGTACCTTTACCTGCTCTACCATATGGCTCGTATTTAACATCTTCAGTACCATAGTATTTATTAAGATCTTTATTAAATTGCTCATATTCTTCTTTAGACATTTTTGTATCAACAACGTCTTTACTTTTTTGAGCAATTTCTCTTTGTGTATCTCTATAATGATCTCTATCAGGTGCATCATAAACATCATCTGAACTTACTTGTGCAGCTTGTGTTCTAGCTCTATGATACTGATTGTGCATTTGAGCTTCTCTAACATTATCTCCACGATCTGGGCCAGTTCTACCAACTTGTGTAGTAGCACCACCAGGTCTATCGGAATATGTTGTACCACCAAATGTTACTGCTTCTGCACCTGAAACATCTGTATCATTAGATCCATCATTTGATCCTCCTCCACCTGACATTTATACTCCTATAAAATAGCTAATATAATAATTACAGCAATAATCGCTATTGCTTCTTTTTTATGTTCTTTAATAATATGTGGTATATGTTCTTTTAGTTTCATTATAATAGTCCTCCTAATAATCCGAATCCTGCTCCTAAAGCAGCTCCTGTTGCTCCAGCTCCCATTCCTCCAATACTTAATGCAGGAAAAGCACTTCCTAATGCAGCTCCAGACATAGCTCCACCTGCAGCCATTGTAAGTGGATTTGCTTGAGGTGCTGTAGTAGTTTGTTGTTGAGTTGGTAATCCAAAAGCTATAGGTGCAGCAACATTATAATACTGTTGCAATGCAGCCATTGGAGCCATTTGTTGTTGTCTTTGAATATCTTCTAATTGTCCTCCAACAGCAGTTAAACTTGGTACTGCTTGTGCTGTAGATAACTGTCTAGCTCTTTCTCTTTCTAATTGTCCAAATGCGTATGGTAATGCTCTATCTGCAACTTGACCAACTACTTGGCTTTGCATCATAGGTGATCCAGGTGTTCTTCCTGCACCACTAAACTGACCAGCAACATTTGAATATATATCAGAAGCAGCTTGACTAATCAAAGGAGATAAAAAAGGATTAGTGTACTGTCCTTGTATAGTATTTAAAATCTGTTGATTGGCAGCATTAGCCATAGTTTCTTGTGCTGCAATACCTTGCAAAGTTTGTTGCGTAGGTGGTACATAACCAGCAGCAGCTGGGCCTTGACCATATATAGTTCCTGCTTCAGATAATATCTGATTTAATGCAGGTTCTGCAGGTGCATAGGGTTGAGCTTGGGTAATATTAGTACCACTTCCTCCTCCTCCAAATGACATATTTATTTCTCCTTATGTTTTTCTAATAATACATGACTTTCTTTAAAACCAAATGGTTTAAGTACACGTTTCCATCCTGGTCGTGCAACTAACTCTAATAAATCACAGTTGTTTTGCCAAGCAAAATTTTCAATGTGTTTTATTAAATGTTGCCATTTTTCACGATGTTTACCTGTCATGATTTTAATATTTAAACATCGTTGTAATGGTCTTTGTATAATTTCTGTAACTACAATGCCATATAATCTTTGATCTATATCAGCTTCTTTATCCCAAAGAAACCATAACTGCATTTTGTTTTCAGAAATCCATTGTTTAAAATGACTAGCATTAGCATAGTTATTTGAACTAGCCATTGCATCTGCAATCATAGTTTTGCATTGTCTCCAAACAATATCAATATTTTCTTTTGGTATTTGTACCAATTCAATCATGCAGACTTTTCGTCAAATATTTCTAAATAACTTACAATTCCAGCTATGTTATTTGCTGAAGCAGCTTCTAATTTTAAAGCATCTCCAGACTCTAAAACCATTGTACCTTTAACTAAATTTTCTACAGTTTTTGATGCAAGTGATATATGAGCTACTTCATGCTCTGCATCAGAATCAGATGAATCTGTAGCAAAGGCTTCTACCTCTACAGTACCTGTATGAATATTAGTTACTTGTATAGATTTAATTAAAGCTGTTCTATTTGTAGGACAAGTATAAACAGTTGTTTTGTTTGTCGTTGTTAGATCAAACATTGCATTTTTATATATATTAGCCATTAGGTTTATCTGGGTAATCTATATTATTAACTTGTTCTACAGTAGTTAAACCATCTGTAATATTTCTTAATTCAGTTCTATATCTCATGTATGCTTGTCTTTGATCGTTAGTCAAAGTATTATCAGATAATTGTGTCCAATCAGAATCTTGTAAATCTTTATTTCTTTTGGCTCTTAAATCTTCCATAGCCATATCAAATTCTACTGCTGTGAATTGTGCTTCTATGTCAGCTTTAGAGATAGGTGTTGTTCCTTCTAACCATTCTATTTCACAAGTGTTAATATCTGAACCTCTTACAGTAAATATTGCATTAGGATTTATTTTTTGTATTGCTTTTACAATCATCCTTCTATCTCCATTAAAATTATACTAGAACCACCAGATACAGAGTTTTGATTTATTACAGCAGATTGACCACTTGTTTGTGATCTAAATTGCATTTTATACTCAACTGCTGAAGTAGAATTAGGTGAATGTAAAAGAATTAAATCTTGGTTCATCATTTCTTCTCCATTTAAATTTTGAGTATAGACAGTGTGCGCTCTATGTATTTGAGTTCCAGCAGCAGTAACTCTAATATAATGACCATGAGCATTAGTGCTTGAATTATGGAAACATTCGTTAAAGTGTGCCATGACTAAAACTTTATTAGAAGTTGATGCTGGAGTAATACTAACATTAGTATTTGATGATAAATCTACAAAAGTAGTACCAGTTGTTGATGCTTGAGATGTATGATTACCAGATACAACTTGCAAAACCTTACCAGTAGAAATAGCTGCTGGTAATGATGTTACACTAGATAAAGAATTATTATTTAAAGTTATGATTGCCATTATTCTCCACCTCCATTATCAATAACAGTTCCACCATTTGCTATCCATTCTTGTATTGCTTGGTAATCTTTGTTTGCTTCGTCTAGTGGTACTGATTTAATTATATCAGAATTTACAT